GTGGAAGAAATTCCAGTTGAGCCTCGTATCGAAAACCATGAACTCAACGCTGATGCTTCTAAGGGATTACCCGAATGATACTCAATGATGTAGTCACAGAGGCTCGTCGCCTTTTACAAGACATCAGTGCACCTCAACGCTACAGCGATGCGGTGTTACTGGGCTTTGCCAATCAAACGCTTAAGCGTATGTCTGTATTGCGCCCTGACCTCTTTGCCTTCATCGGGGAGATTCCAACTACGGCAGGGGCTGTAATCCAGTCTCCTCCGATTGATTCGGTTCGTATCGTAGAAATTTTTCAAGTCAAAGATGGTGCGGGTGTGACTGAGGTTGACCGCAACTCGCTTGACCAGACATACCCCGGCTGGATGAATGATGCTGCTGGCCCAACGGTCAACTGGATGCGCCATGTGCGCAACCCCAATAAGTTCTTCATCTACCCCAAAGCCCCCGCAGGACAAGTTCTTATCGGGGAATACGCACAGACCCCTCCAAACTACGCTGGTGTAGACACCGTGGCTTTGCTGCCCGATGCCTTCTTCCCTGTTGTGGTTGACGGTACTGTGTTCTTAGCCGAATCCGTAGATAATGAGCATGTAAACTCTAACCGTGCGCAGTTGTTCCAGCAATCGTTTACCCAAGCCCTTGGTGTGAGCGCACAGGCAAGGTCACTGACTGACACGGAAGAAGCGGGTCTAGCTAAAGAACAGGTAATCGCCTCATGAGTACTCGCACATTTCTCTCGTTGGCTACACGCCTTGCGGCAAGTGTACCGGGCTGTCCTCAGCCAATCTTAGAGCAACATATTCGTGATTCAGCGATTGAGACGTGCGAGCGTACGCTTGCATGGCGTTATCAGCAACCTTCAATCCGTCTGACCCCGGGCGTGTACGAGTATCCGTACAACAACCCAACTCAGACTGAAGTCCACGCTTTCCTTACAGCCACAGTAAATGGTGCACCACTCTCGCCTTTGACGCTTGAGCAGTTGTATGACACCTATCCACAGTGGCCTGATTTAGATATAAACCAGCGGGCTGACCCAAAGTTTATCTGTCAGTTAGACCCTGACAGCTTTGTTCTTGCCCCGCTACCTGATGATTCTGTATCGTACGACCTCAAGATGATTGTGGTTCTAAAGCCTTTACGTACGGCTACAGGCATGGATAAGACAATCTTTGATGACCTAGAGAACGTCATCATGCACGGTGCGTTGCAACATCTTCTCGTCATGCCAAACAAAAACTGGAGTGACCGTGAGTTGGCTACGTATCATGCCAAGCAATATCTTTCAAAAATAACCGAGCGCAGAGCAAGAGCGAATCTAGGTGCAGCCCGTGCCTCGATGACCGTGCAGATGCGCCCTTTAGCGTGAGGACAATATGGCTGCTGATGTCATTCGTTTAGTAGAAGGTGATGAAAAGCCAGTCATTGTTTTAACGCTGACTGACGACCAAACTGGTGCACCTATTGATTTGTCTTTGTCCACTACCGTTGTCACGATTAAGTTCCGTGAAGCTGGTACAACTACACTGTTGTCCACTATCCCTACTTCCAAGATGAGTGGTGGCACAACTGGACAGATACAATTTAACTTTGCTGGTGGTGTACTTGACGTAGACCCCGGCATGTACGAAGGCGAGATTGTGATTAACTTTAACGGTGAAGTACAGACTGTGTATGACACACTACGCTTTACGGTCAGAGAGAACTTCTAATGGCTAACATCCGTGCCTCTGCTGTCGCAACAACTGTACTGGTAGCTGCCGTTTCGGCAGTCTCTATCGGTATTGCTGCTGCGGGTGGAGCTACGGCTACAGCCCGGCCAGATACGGTCATTCGTGCATCTGCGTTTGTAGTTGCTACTAATTCGCTTGAGAATCAGACTGTACAGATGTCTGACTTCCGCTCGTTCTTTATTGAGCAAATCAGTATTGACGTAGCGACTGCTACGGATGATGTAGCGATTAGCTTTGAAACAGCCTTTACGGACTCTGTTAATGCAACAGATGCTGTTAATCGCATGTTCTTTAGTAACATCGACTTTGACCCGCTTGACCCTGACGCTGACCCAGACCCTATTGTGATGGCGGATACGGACACTAAGTCAGTTGACAAAGTGTTGGATGACGCAAGTGCAGTAACTGATGCGGATGCCAAGTCTGTAGGTAAAGTTGAGACAGACTCTGTAACCACAGCAGAAGAAATCAACACTAAAGATGTTGGCAAGTCACTGACTGATACGGCGGCTGCGGATGATAGTGTAAAAACTTTTACCTTAGGTAAATCGCTTACCGATGCTGCCTCTATTACAGACGCAGCGGCTAAAGATTTCACACGTCCTGATGTTGCTGACTCGGTGACTACGGCGGATGATTCGTTCCGTTCACCGGGGTTGGATAAGACCGACACAGTAACTGCGGCAGATGAACTCAACAGTTTCGATATAGGTAGAAACCCTAGTGATGCAGTAACTGCCAGCGATGCGGTCAACAAGTTCGATGTCACGACTGTACTGGCAGACTCTGTGTCGATGACGGACTTTATTGCCAAGACTCCGGGCTACAACTTCGACTTTGACGTAGTTGACGCTGATGCTGACCCAGACCCAGTGACTATGGCTGATGTCATGGCGAAAGAGTTTACCCGTCCAAACATTACAGACGCTGCATCTATTGCAGATAGTCCTGCCTTACAGGTAGAAACCCCAAGAACCGATGCTGTTACAACTGCTGATTCAGATGCGAAGTCTTTTGACACGCCGCGTTCTGAGTCTGTAGCTGCAACAGATGCGGCGGCACTTGTCGCAAGTAAGGTGCTTGCAGACGCAACAGCGGGGGCAACTGATGCCCTAGTGTTTACACCTACTAAGGCTGCTACAGATTCAGCGACTATGGCAGATGCCATCAATACGTTTGCACTGAACAAGGCTCTGACAGACACAGCCACTATGGCTGATGTCATCAACGTGATATTGACCCTTGGACAGTCTAGCCCGCTCTATGACTTTGCATTTATGTCAGATGACAAGTTTACGTACTTCCCAGTTCCGGGAACACTGAACGCCCATCTGATTCATCAACCGCTTATAAACGGCGAATTTGTGCTGACAACTGACCCCAATGCTGGTATTGTTTATACAATACGCACGGAGTCGTACAGTTATACGTTTGCTGGATACGGCCTCAACGAAAACCAACTCAACTAAGGAGTAACCATGATTCACGATACCATTAAAATGACTGGCGACCTAAAGATTGTCCTCACGGATGCAAATGGTCAAATCACACACGAACAAGAAATTAAAAACCTAGTCGTCACGACTGGTAAGAACTTCATTGCTTCGCGCATGAAAGACGGCACTGCTGATGTGATGAGTCACATGGCTGTTGGCTCTGGCACTACTGCTGCGGCAGTTGGTGATACCACTCTCGGTACTGAACTTGGTCGTGTCGCACTGACATCGACTACTGTGACTACAAACAACGTAGCGTATGTTGCTACGTTCCCAGCAGGTACTGGTACTGGTGCTGTGACTGAAGCAGGTTTGTTCAGCGCAGTGTCTGCTGGTACATTGCTTTGCCGTACAGTGTTCTCAGTTATCAACAAAGGTGCAGCAGACACACTCGGCATTACTTGGACTGTGACTGTTAACTAAGGAGTCCGGGAATGGGTATCAAACTCACAAACAATGCTAATGCTACGCTTGCGGCGGGTATCGACTCGTCTGCGACTAGCATCACATTGACATCGGGGCAGGGTGCTCGCTTCCCAACTCTAGCGGGTGGAGATTACTTCTACGCCACATTGGTAGACACATCGAACAACCTTGAGATTGTCAAGTGTACGGCTCGCTCAACCGATGTGTTGACTGTCGTACGTGCGCAAGAATCGACAACGGCTCGTGCGTATGTTACTGGCGACCGTATTGAGATTCGCCTTACAGCAGCAACATTTGCTGATGCTACATCTGTATACGATATAAACACTGCCTCTACGGGGTTCTTTGATTTACCTAGGGGTACAACTGCGGAACGTCCGGCTTCTCCAGCAAATGGGATGATGCGTTACAACACAACCATTTCTGAATCAGAAATTTATAATAACGGAGCATGGGTTCAGTTTGCTTCACCTTCTACACCCTCTGTAACTTATTTAGTGGTTGCTGGCGGCGGTGGCGGTGCGGCTGGATTTCAAGGTGGTGGCGGGGGCGCTGGCGGTTATCGAGAGTCTTCTGTTTCCGTGATTGGTGGAAGTGCAAATAC